AACTGTGCCTCACTTGTATTTCGTATTGTCTGTTCTTTCCATTCTTCATCTCTACCAGGAACTTCAGACCAATGCACTTCAATAGGTACATAATCATTTTGGTTATTTTGAGCATCAGTCCACAATTTATAGTACATGTTCATACCATAAGGTGTAGAAACTATAATCATTTTTGTATTTTTACCAGATGATATTGTAGGATAAACAGAACTAAAAAACTGTTCGGCGATATTTGCTGGTACGAATGCAAACTCATCTAAGAATATAATATTAAATGAACCACCTCGGATTGCAGATGATGAAGTTGCGGCGGCGACTATTGTAGATTTATTTTCTAATTCAATATTACCTTTGTTCCAGTTTATAACACCTTGCTGTAACCATTTTGGTAAATTTTCGTATGCTAACTGTAGACGACCTAAAATATCTCTTGCAGTAGATGATTTGTTTGCAAGTATCGCCAAATTTGAATTAGGATTAAATAATGCATAATGTAGAAGATATGATATTGTTGTTGTAGATTTACCTGATTGTCTTGGTAATTTGCATATGGTAAAACGATTATCGTGAATAGTTTGCACTATGTGTTTTTGAAACGGGTACATATTAAATGGTACTAAACCCTCATCAAGAGAAACTATTTGAATGTAAGTAGTCATAAAGTACAAAGGGTCTTTTGCACATTTTTGATATTCTTTAATTTGTTCTTTGGTAAACTCTACTTTAGTATTTACTTTTTTTAAGTTTGGATTACCTAAATATGCGTCAGTCAATTATAACTCCTTCTATATGTGTATAACCTAATTGTATTGCAGTTGTTACTCTTCTACTACCTCTGTAAACACAAAAATGTTTTTTTACATATGGTATACCACCAGCACCCATAACACCTGTATGCTTATCAATTTTTACTTCAATAGGATTTATTAATTGTTTACTTTTAAGTAAATCTTTTAGCACTAAACCATGCTTAACAAAACTTAAATCACTTATCTTGAATATTGTTTTTTTGTTTAATTGTTTTTTCGCTTTTAAAATCATCATTGACATGGTCACCTCTCATATCAGTTCTTAACATTTTCTGCAATTCCGCAGTAGAACCAACAAATAAAGCATTCTTTATATTAGCACTTGCATTTTTAGGAACTTCTTTTAAATCTTTTAATTTTTTTTGTAAGTCTTGTAATTTATCTGTAACTGTTGCAACTTGTCCAATTAATTGACCAGCAACTTCATATGCTCTAGGGTGTTGACCTTCTTTTGCAATATCTAAAATACCATCTATTGCTTTTTGACCTTTTTCAATAAGTTCATAATAATTTTCTCTACTATTAACATAATCATTATCTATATCATCTTTCTTTTTATCTTCTGTTCTTACTGTAGGTGCTTTGAAATCATCTGTGCTTACAGGTTCATTTTCAATACCTAAAATATCATTTAAATTATCTTCTAGTTTAGACATCTTCATCTCTCTCTATGTTATAAGATTTACCGTCTGAAAAATTAGTTATGGTTGTTGTAAACCCAAAATCATCATCTGCATCTGCACTTTCAGGATTTGGTATAACTATTATTCTTTCTTCTCTTGCTTTGGGTGATGTAGAAACATTTGTATACATATCTGATTGAGATTTTTTAATTACCTTCTGTGTTTGTGCTGGTCCATATAGATATGTTTTTGCAGTAAAAGAAAGAGAATAAACAACTGCTCTTCGTGTTGTAAAATTACCATCATAACTGTCTTCAAAATTTATATTTTTTAAAACTATAGGTACATCTCTTTTTATATTTAACTCTGGTATTACATTTATTGTTACTGTATAATCAGGTTGAAAGAATGGTAATATTTGTTCTACAATTTGCAAACCACCTTCAGCATTTGCAGTAAAAACATTTAAATCGTAAGATATATCATAAGGAACAGGAGTATAATTATAATTTAAAACTTTACCATCTATACCGCCTTTTACAGATTTATATTTATTTAATCTTGTTAATTTTCTACTAGCATCATATTGTAACGATTTAATTTCAAAACTCATTCTAGGTAATGTAATTGCAAATTCTCTTTCATTTAAATCTGGTTTTTGACTTAATCTAACCAAAAATTTTTCTTTAGGAGCATATGCTAAAGGGACTGCAAGTGATTGCACCACAGTTCCACTAGAATTTTTTCTTTGAATTTGTATGTTATTAAAAATGGCACCAAATGCAATTGTGCATTTTCTTAAACCCTCATTATAAAAATATTTACCTAACATTAAAAATCTACCTCTCCAAATGGGTTACGTTCTGTGAAATCTAATATATCGTCTGTAGCACTTGCTGTGTCAAAACCTGCTTCACTATCTAAGTCCGTATTATCTGCATAAGGTGATTGTGTTTGAACAGCAAATTCTTCTGATAAAAAGTATTGAACATTTCCATCAGCACTATCATTTTCTAACAACAAATAACTTTCAGTAGAATCATCTAAAGTACCTTCTTCTAATTGTATTTGAAAATCTAATTGATTTGTAGAGTATTGTGTTTCTGCACTATCGATATCTGTAATACCCGTATTTAATTCTTCTGATGAGTATTCCCATCTTGTGCAATTTAATTTATATACTGGTAATTGACCTAATTGAAAAAACGGTTCTTGGTCTTGAACAAATTGTATTTCAAAAAATGAATTCATCAAAGGAAAATATAGTATATCTCCTTCATTTGGTCGACCTTCTTTTATTAAAGTGTGATAACTATCAACAGCATCATCAAATCTTCTCTTTGCAACCGTAAATGTTGTGTCTTCTCTAATCTCTAAACCAAACTTATTAATTAATTCTGACTCACCTGCAAAACCTTCTGTGGTTTCCATATACATTTCTATAAGATAACTATCATCAAATTTAGATAGTGTATCTTCACCTAATATTATATCTTGATTGACTAGAGTTCTAGGGAGATAATAAACATCAAAACCATAAATTTTTAGACCTTCAATTATTAGATTTTCGTAAAGTTTTTTTTCACTATGGTTGCCTATACCTTGACCACCCTGAAAATAATGATTTACTGCCATAAATTACCCCATTATCATATGTGGGAATTCTTCATATGTTGTTCTGATTTCTATTTCTAATTTTTCTATGTCTTGTTGTGCTTCTCTTAAAATATCACCACCGTTTAATGTTACACCACCCACCATAGTAACTCCATTAAATTTAGAAAGATTTATTCCCCATTGTCTTTTAATTAGTGCAGTAACATATCTTTTTAAATAAATGTCATTGTATATGTCTGTATAAGTTTCTGGGTCTAATTTTCTATAGCATTCAATAACTAAATATTCACCTATTTGTAAATCATTTTTCCAATCCATATCAATGTAAAGTCTATTATCTAATTGATTAAATCTTAAAGGTTTTTCACCTACTAAAACATGGTCTAAGAAATCTAAATGTCTTAAAACAACGTCATAATTTACAATTGATGTAGATGAAAAATCATATAAGTCATTTAATCGCATTTGATATCTAACATCAAAAAGATTTAAATTACCCTTATTTGAAAAAGGAAAAATATTAACAACTGATAACACACTTTCAGGTACCATTAAATAACTGTTATCTTCTTCCCAGGTTGTTGATGCTGAACTACCTTCAGTTCTAGTTTCACTAGATTGACCTATAATTCTATTCTTATCTGCTTGTGTATACTCATATTTGAGATAAGTTCTTCTAACACCATCATAATGATACTGTGCAAAATATTGTAATGCTTCATCAATTCTATCATCAACTTGATGGTCATCAACATTTATTTCTATAACTGGTTTACCTAACGCCCTTAATGCATATTGTTTTAAACCATCTTTACTAGAAGGATTTGACATATATTAACTCTCTTTTTATTATATTTATAAGAGAGATTATGCACCTGGTGTGAATATAGTTTTTACTACTGTTGAACCGTCAGATGCTAAAATTTGTATTGTAACTAAACTTTTTAATTGAACACTACTAATTGCATCATCCGCCATCTTTGCTTCGGTAACATTGTCATCTGCAATCATGGCAGTTTCAACTGATCCATTTGCAATTGTAACTGCACCAGCATTTGTCATAGTTACATCACCAGATAAGGCGGCGGCAGTAAAACCTGTACCATCACCAATTAATATCTGAGTATTTGTAACTGCTTTTGCTGATAAAACACCTGAACTATTTGCATCTCTTACAATAACTGTATTTGCGGCGGCGTTGGCGATTTCTGCAAGTGCCACACCAGCATCTTTAATAGTAATAGCACCACTTGATGCGGCGAAGTTATCACTTGAAAATGACGCAATACCTTTATTACTTGTTGATGCGTCTTCACCTGCTATCGTGATTAAATTTCCTGTAATGGTAGTATCAACACCCTCACCACCAATAAAACTAACCTCATCACCTAGATTAATATCAAAAGTGTTTGAACCCTCATCACCTATTGTAAATGAAGGGTTTGATAATTTTGCGTTAGCAATTGACCCTGCCAATTGTGCGTTAGTGACTGCACCTGTTCCTATTGTTAATGTACCACTAGAAGTATCTAGTGTTTGACCAGACGCCAACGATATGGTATTACCGGCGGAACCTGCTAACTCATCTACTTTTAATTTACTTGCCATAACTCTATTTATACTCCTTTAATTTTTACACGATTTCTAGTGTGCCATTTCCGCCCACATCTAGAACTGCATTACTACTTATATTTATTTCACCAAATAGAAATGCGTTTTTTGTACTTGCTGTTGTAATATCTGCACTTGAAGATATTGTATTATAATTACTAAAAATATCACCTGCTGTTGCTAATTCTGAACCTGTGATAGTTGCACTACCACCCAATGAAACTGAAGAACCATTAAGTGTGATAGCAGAGTTTGCCAATTTATCATTTGCAATTGAACCTGCAAGTTTATCATTTGCTATTGAACCTGCTAATTGGGCGTTGGTTATACCAGAACTTTTTACTGTTACAGCACCAGAACTAACTGCAAAATCATCACTAGAAAAAGATGCAACACCTTTATTAGATGTAGATGCTTCTTCACCAGCAATTGTCAAAAGATTACCTGTTATTGTAGTATCAACACCTTCACCACCGACTATGCTTAAACTTGTACCTAGTTGAACATCATATTCGTTTGATGATTCATCACCTACTGTAATAAATGAATTTGTTATTGCAGAGTTAGGTACATTTGTAATAGTAGAATTACTACCATCAATATCAGCAACAATTTCACCTTTTGTAATAGATAAGTTACCTGTTGATGCACCTGTAAATGTACCTGTTCCTACTGTAAACTTATCAGCACTCTCATCATAACCTATGAATAAGTTTGCGTCATCACCTCTTTCAATAACGATACCAGCATCACCTGTTGCACTACCCGTTCTACCATTACCTAATTCGAATAGTTGGTCAGTTGCAGTTGTGTTTGTTGTTGAAACTGTAGTTGTATCACCGTTTACAGTTAAATCACCTGTAATAGTTAAATCATTTCCTATCGTTACATCATCTGGTAAACTAACTGTTATTGTACCTGAACTTTCTGCGACTGTTACTTCGTTTGTGGTTCCAGAAAAAGTTATTGTAGAACCTAATGCTCTTGCAGTAGAGTTTGAACCATCTGATACTGTGATACTTGAATTTGCTAATTTGGCGTTAGCAATCGAACCTGCTAACTTATCATTTGCAATAGAACCTGCAAGTTGAGTATTTGTTATACCACTTGCTTTAACTGTGACTGCACCTGATGAAACGGCAAAATCATCACTTGAGAATGATGCTATACCTTTGTTAGATGTTGTAGCATCTTCACCAGCAATAGTTAATAAATTACCTGTGATTGTAGTATCAACACCCTCACCACCAACAACACTTAATTCATCACCTAAATTAATATCAAAAGTATTAGAACTTTCATCACCTATGGTAATAGATGAATTTACTAACTCTACATTAGCAACCCCACTATCTTTTATAGTTACAGCGCCTGATGATACAGCAAAATTATCAGAACTAAATGAAGCAACACCCTTATTAGATGTAGTTGCTTCTTCACCAGCAATCGTAATCGCATCATCTGAAACAGTTGTGTCAATACCTTCACCACCTGTGAATGTTAAAGTATTACCTGTAGAGAAACTATCGTTTGAACCACTATCGGCGGCAAGTGTAAAACTTGTGTCAATAGAAACTGAACCACCTAATGATACACCAGAACCGTTTATAGTAATAGATGAGTTAGAAAGTTTGGCGTTAGCAATCGAACCTGCTAATTGTGTGTTCGTAATACCACTTGCTTTAACAGTTACAGCACCAGAAGATACAGCAAAATCATCTGAACTAAATGACGCAACACCTTTATTAGAAGTTGTAGCATCTTCACCAGAGATTGTTAGTAAATTTCCTGAAATGGTAGTATCAACACCCTCACCACCAATTATACTTAAACTTGTACCTAAGGTAACATCAAATTCGTTTGACGACTCATCTCCAAATGTTATAAAATTATTTGCAAGTGAACTAACAGCAATATTTGTAATTGTGTTGTTATTTGCATCAATAGTTTTATTTGTTAATGTGTCTGTTGTATCTCTCAGAACAAGTTGACCCGTTGCATTTGGTATTGTTATTGTTCTATCAGCAGTGGGATTTGTAACAATCATAGTTGTTTCGTGTTCGTCTGCTGAAGAACCTTCGAATACTAATCTGTCAACTATATTAATAGAACTTGAATCTATACTTGTTGTTGTGCCTTGAACTGTTAAATCACCAGTAATAATTAAACCTTCTGCAATTGTGATTGTTGTTGAATCACTTGTAGCAAAAGTTGTACCATCTAATGTGATTGTAGATGATTGTATTGCACTTGTGCCATCACCTAATAATAAAGAATTTGCAGTATGAGAAGTGGCACCAGTTCCACCAAAACTAACTGCTATTTTTTCACCTGACTGAAATTCTGCTAAACCTGTTGCGGTGGTACCACTAAAGACACCTCTTACTGGAATTTTATTTGTCATAGTATCTCCTAAAAACTAAACATATTTGTAGCACCTTGTGTTGTGCCATTCGATTTAATAAATGTCAAAACTGGTACATCTCTACCCTTCATATCCAATACTGCATTTGCTGTACCTGTTCCACCTGCGTTACTAAAAAACGGTACAGGAATAACTGGTTGGTCATTGTCGTTAGCAAAACTAACTCTCTTTGCCGATCCTAATTGGTCTTTTACTTTAGAACCAGTAGGTAAAGTTACACCTGATGCTGACAATGACAACTCACCTGAACCATCTGATGAAATAG